TTTTCATTAATTGAATAATATCTACCTAAGATATTTCCCATATCTTCATATAGTCCAGTCATTCTTTCTTGTAGAGCATTAGCTTCACCAGCTACCTTTTCAAATTGTTTAGATAAGCCTGTAAGTTCTTTCATGTTACGGCTAACTGTAACTTTGTCAAACATATCTTCTGTTTCAGATAATGTATGCTGAGCAGCACCTTCTGCGATTTTAGAAAGTGTTTCTGCAACTTCTTTAAGATTACCCTTACCATAAATTCCTTCACCTAAAGAATTGTAGTTTCCTATAGAACTAACTAATTCTTTAACATTAAACTTTGGAGTATCATCCTCTTCTTTTAACCAAGGATTATTAGAAACAACACCACCAGCTGTTGCCATTTCTTTTAATAAATCTTTTAATTTTATGTTAGCCATTTTTATTCTCCTTAGATATAAATATCCATTTCTAAAATTTTATTTTTGAAATTTATCTTCCAAGCCATCCTTACCATCTAAGTAATTATAAACTGATTGTAAATAATCCATAGATTTGGTTAGTTTGGATTGTACCCACGCAGGAAACTGAACCCCGCCATCTCCACCTTTATCAACATTTTGAATAATTTTGTAAATCATTTTTGCATATTTCATAGAACGTTCTAACTGAGCTTTTGCCATTTTACCCTCATGATCGGCTGCTTCATTATAGTATTTCTTTTTTCTATAAAGTAATTCTATTTCATCAACGTTGTCATCGATAAAATCTTCAGGATGTTCAAATAATAAATCTTTTAACTTAATCATTTTACAAACCTCATCGCAATACTTTGCATTTTTAATAAAGGTAATTTTGAAAATTTCTTTTTATTCGATGTATTAATAGCATCGTAAACCTTTGTTATAGCAGAAGCTGTGTAGGTATCGACTTTCATTTTCTTACCCGATACAGGATCTTTTACAGAGGAATATCCTTTTTTTAAAACACCTCTTAATTGTGATATTATGTCTGGATCTTTGGATTCTTCTAAATCATCTTTTTTTAATAAATCTGGTCCAGCTGGCTTTTTACCTAACTTTCCATCTATACCATATCCACAGGTTCCTTCTTTGATTTTTTTCCCACCCTTTCTTTTTACAACGGTGTCTAAATTTTTACTAATCCTATTAGTAGTGTAAGTCATCTTATTAAAATCAGGAGTTCCCTTTACTCCAGCTCTAGCTAACATAGCATCTAGCTCATCCATTTGTGTATTAGTGTATCCTTTAAATTGATAGGTTACTTCCTTTACTTCTTTTTTAGAAAACTTATCTTTAATTTTTTGCCACATACTTTTAGCTTTCTTATGTGTTGAGGGATCTTTTTTAGCGTATGAGGATTGACGAGCAGTATTTACCGATACCTTACCTGATCTACTTTGAACAACCATACGTTGAGCAGCAGCTATAGCGGCTGGATTCTCATTTAGTTTAGCTTCTGTAGTCATTTTCTTTAATAACTTTTGTTGAAATTTTTTCTTCTTCTTAGGATCTTCAAAACCAATACCACCAGTTAACACACTTGTCAAAATATCTAAAGCTTTTTTGGAACCGTGGTCTTTAACTAAATCTTTAAATGCATCTTTGATAGACATTTCTTGCTCATTTATAGATTCTTTTTTCAATCTACTCTTTTCTGCTCTACCTCTATTTTTAGATTGTGACTCAAAGCCCACTATCTTTCCCCCTTTATGTGATGCGTCTTTACCATCACCATTTCCATAAGTACCCTTTTTACGATTGTACTTATTTAGTTCTGCTCTGTACTTTTTCATCTTTGGAGATGATTGAAATTTTTTGTATTCGTCTTTATAGTCTCTTTTCTTTTCCTCTTTTACTTTCTTAGGTAAATCACCATGTTTTGTTTTAGCATACTTTCTTACACTACTCTTCTTCATAGACTTAGCAGCTTTCTGAGCTGCTTTTGAAAACTTACCAGCAGGCGCATCACCTTTTTGTATTGACCTAACTATACCCATAAACTTTTGTTGTTGACGGGATTTAGAAGGCATTGTAAATATCTTTGTAATTACTATACTTTCTTTCTGCGCCAGTCATTAACATCTTATCTAATCTATTTCGAGCACTCATCAAATCATTCATATCATAAAATTGCATATGTAATACCATAAGCGCCTCATAAGACTTTACCAATTTTTTCAATTTCATCGCTTTAGCTAACTCAAGTCTAGCTTCATTATGATTATTGTAATCAGTAAGTTTGGCTATCTTTTTGACAATCTTTGAATCTAGCTCTACCTTTTCAACTAATAAATCTTTTAGTTTCATTATTATCCCCTAAGTATGTCGTTGATTACCGCTTCAACCTTTCCATATTTGGTATCACGAACTGAAATGTTTTTATCAACACTCTCATTCATTGGATACATAAAAGCACCGTGCGTGGATGGGTTTGAGACAAAATCAAAAGCAATCAACTCAAAATCATCTTGAACTTCACTCGCACCATTCTCATTCATTGGTTCAACCGAACCCATACCACGCGAAGAAATACCTAATTTAATCCCACCTTTAAATAATTCTTTTAATATATTTCCAGATGGTGTATTTAACACCTCAACTGTTCCTACTAAATCGTCACCGTTCCACTTCATAGAAGTTATGTTGTGAGATACATTAGCCAAATTAACAACAGAAGATTCTGGATGATCTAACTCACCCATAGCTCTCTTTTGATTAATAAAATTTTCAAAATACTTTTTAGCTTCACGCATTAGTATTTCTTTAGGGTAAACCCTACCATTTTGATTTTTGGTATCTGCTCTTTGCAACACACCTTTAACAACAAGCTTTCCGTTGTTCTCTTTCATAGCCTCACTTATTTGATAAGGCTGTATTTCAAATGGTAAGTAATCAACTATTAGTTGTTTCATTAGTCTTTCTCCATCATAATTTCAGTTCGGAGACTTTCCAATTGTTCTATCCATTGACCAAGTCTCCTAATCATGTAATTCTTATCTATATCCTTTTTAGATATTTCAACCTGCCATCTTTTGAGCAAAGTCGAAATACTAAAAAGCGTGTCCATATAGGACTTCTTTTTATCTTCAAACGGCATAGTGACTCCAGCTATTGTAACTGACCTACTTTGTTTGCTAGTTTTACTAACCTCTCACTTATTTTGTTTAAAGCTTTATGTGTATTCTTCCAATAGGAACGTGAATCCACTTTTAATTCATTTTTAAGACGAACATTCATCTTAACTAGTTTATCTAAATTATTGAGACTATCTCTAATCTCTCTCATAGAACGACCAATTTTTTGTTTTGGAGTCTTTGACTCATCATTTCTATAGTCGTGATATTTACCTTCATTGATAGATTCAGTATAATTTTTATTTTTTAGATATCCACGCATTGTAAGAACATATTCGTAAATATCCTCTACGTGACTAATTACCTCTTTATCATCTCTTTTTTTCAATGCTTTTTGCAAATCCTTAAAATAGGGCATCATATATCGTAGTATTCTTTCAAAAGCTGAATATCCTGTTGTAGTTATACCTTCTTTAACCACACTATATCCTGCAGCATTAGCTATCTTTTTCTTTTTCTTTTTATCTTTCTTTCTACCACCACTAAAAGCCATAGGAGTTTGGTAACCAGGTGTCGCAGATGAGGTAGAAGCTTCTTCTACTTCTTTTCTGATTAATTTACGAACTATTTCTTTGAGTTTACTTTGATTTGACATTTTCAAGCTCCTTAACTAATTGATAGTATCTCATTAGTGTAACTACTTGCTTATCCTCAACGACTCTACCTTTCATTAAAGTATCTGCTTGATTTACAGCCTCATTAAGCTTTATTTTTGTAACTTTATCATCAACTGAAGGTAACATTGATTGGAGTTTTTTAGTAACCTTAACAGTTTCAGATTCTATGAACTCTTTTAAAGAATTTGTATTAGAAATGTTATTTATATACTCTTTAAGTAGTTTTTTTTGTGATTTACTTAAAGAACTATACTTTTTATTGAATTTTTCCACCAGTATAGTGTATGCTAGTAGTCTCAAGTCTTTTTCTTGCTTTCTATAGCTTTCATTTATGGTTTTTTGCTTCTTAGCATCAGAAATTGTCTTTCTTGTTATATGTTCTACTATTGTAAATAGATTTTTTGTATTTTCTGCTGGATTTTGTGTTTGATTGAAGTTAAATAGTTTAAAAATAGAAGCATTTACTTTATAGTTAGGTATTCTAGCCATAAAAAAATCATTTACGTTGTAATTTTTTTTAATTTCCTTTATTAAATTATATTTTTCCCTTTTTAAAAAAGTGCTGTTTAATTTTTGATGAGTTTTAATAACAGCATCTATTAAATGTCGGGCTTTTGTTTCAGATTTATAGTTTTCTGTTGTCAAAACCTTATATAATTCGTATTCTTTTCCCAATTGTGTATTTTTATTGAAAAAACTCTTCAAAATTTTAGCAGCTTCAGCATTTTTATTATTATTAAGTACATCTACTGTTATTTGTCGCGTCAATAATTCAAATAATATACCTGTATTACGAATTTTTGAGTGCTTTGTATTTGAACTCATATTAAACTCCAATCAATTTACAATTCTTCATATATAAATATATGATTACTTAATTTTTGTTAGTATTAATAGAAGAAACTTCTGTCTTATACTCTTCTTCCAACTCATTTGATTCAGATAATAAAGATTTTGCTCCATTACCTAAATGTTTATACAATGTTTCATAATGATGAGTAGCTACAGCACCATGAGCCATCTTTTTATCATGTGCTCCTAATGGATCTCTACCTCTTACACCACTATCTTTACTATATTTATTAGCTTCTTTAGGCCTTCCAGCACCTGGCTGTCCACCTTCTTCCGATCCACCCTCATCATCTAACTCATGACCTGTTCTACCCATAGCCATATCCGATGGTGTACCTTGTGATTGTCCACTTTTAGCAGGATCATTACCTTCTGCTTCAATTTGCTGCCTTCTAAACTTAGTTTTATAATCGAAAATTACTTGTTCATCATTGTCTTTAATTTCTTTATCTGTAAAATTAAAAACATTTTTATAAACCCATTCTGATGATACCAACCCATCTCTTAACATTGAATCTGCTAGAGAAGTTTTATTGTTCCATAACTCTATTTTTTCTTGTTCGTATATTGTTGATGGATTTGTAAGTTCTAAATCAAAGTTTACAAGCTCTTGATCTCTAAAGCCTTGAGCATATAGATGAACTACAGCAACTTTAGTTAATTCACTAACTATAATTCTCTGTATTCTTTCGATTGTTCTTGCAAACCTAACATCTTCAGCAGCTAATGTAGCCTTAGAACCCAATCCCTCTTCATATCCTAAGAAAGCTTTTGGAACTCTTAAAGATGCGAGAAGTCTGTTCTTTAAATATTCGATATCTTCAACTGCTTCATAAGTTAAACCAGCCAAACTTTCGATATTCGTTCCACTATCCCCACCCCTAACAGGTAAAAAGAAATCTTCTGTAAGGTTTTGTATATTATATCGTAGGTTATAGTCGCCTGTTTTCTCATCGATAACAGGAGCCTTCTTCATTTTGTTAATTGTTTGTTGCATAAAGTTATCGACTTCAGCAGGTGGTATGTTTCCAATGTCTAACTTAAACACTCTCTTCTCAGGCGCCCTCATTATCCTATGGATTAACATAGCATCTTCCATAAGGGTTAATTGTTTCCAAACTTTTCTACCAGCTTCTAACTGTGACCTACCGTATGGAACATAATTAGCATCAGATAGTAATCTAAAATGAGCTACTTGGTAATTTTCAAATATTTTTGGTTCTTTATTATCTACCGTATGTCTATTGTTACCAGCACTATGAGGAGTTAATTGAAATTGAACTAACTGTGGATTTGTAGGATCATGACCTTCTAAACGAGCAACATCATATGCAGACATCGGAGTAACATTAGTTATACCATACTTTTCACTAATATCTAATTGTAAGAAAAAATCACCGTACTTATTCATATTACGAACCCAAGGCCATAAATTAAATTCTATGTTTAATATATCGTAAAATAAATTATGTAAAATGTCATAAATTTGATTGTTATCTGTTTGTATAGCTAAAACTTTTCCGTATTCATTTTTCATTGTAGATTCATCTGAGTATATGTCTAATGCAGATGCTACAATAGAATCGTTGTCCATAGATTCATAATCTCTAAATAAACCTAATCTAAGCTGCTGAGCATATAATTGATCATTATATCCTATATTTTGCATATTAGAATATAATTTAGAATACCTATCAACCAAATTAGATTGTACATTAGATTGTAATTGTCCTGTATCTACAATTTTTAATTTTTTACCACCAATGTTTCTAACGATTGTATTAGTAGAAAACAATCGTTTTAATCTTGAAAATATATCTGTATCTGCCATAATTTTACCTCTTAGTTAATTAACCAATCTAATGATTCTTTTTCACCATTGGGCCCTACTTCTATTTCCCAAGAATTATTTTCATTAGTTGGTTTTTGTGGTATCATTTGTGATGCTACACCACTTAAAGTTCTTTTAGTTAATTCTATACCTTCATTTCTTAATCTCAGCGCAGTATCCCTTACCCAAAGAGTTAAAGCAAAACTCATCACTAAATCATCATTGTACCCCTGCATAGCTTCGGCTTTATTGTTGTTATATATAAATACAAAAAGTTCATCAATTAATCTATTTGAGCGAACAATTACCGACTTTTCTCTAAAATATTCTTCTAATTTAGCTACTACTAATGGTCTTGTTTTCATAGTCATACCAAATCCTGCTACCATATTTCTATCTTGTGTTCTATATCTGTTATTTATTTGATGTTCTGTATCTACATATTTTAAATCTTTACTCGTATAAAATAGATTTTCATATCCTCTATCAATACATTGTTGTAATGTAGCCCAACCTATATTATTATTTTCAACTACCAATAAAGCATTGTTATATTCTGTAGCAACATTAACACATAAGTTACCAAAATCTTTTGTAGACATTCTACCTTTATACTCAGCCACTTGTTCCATAGTTTCTATGTCCATAACGTGAAAAGCAGAATAGTCTGAACCATCACCTCTACTAACATCAGCACTTAAAACATAATCTTTTGTATAGTTTGCCGGCTGCCATATCCAAAGATTACTATCAATACCACGTTTCTCTAATGGGTCTTGAACATGCCTTTCTCTATACTCTTCTAATATAACACCATCAATAACAGTTTGACCAGAAGTTATAAAGTCACAATCACATTCTTGTGCAGCTAGTGAGGGTCCTAGTAATTTATCTTGTTCTCTTCTCCACTCATCATTTCTTTCTGGATGTAAATTCCAATGAAGTTTAATAAAATTCCAATCATTTGTTCCATCTTCAGCACCTACCCAAGTTTTGTGAAACCAATTACCCACACCATTTGGAGTGGATAATGCGATACATTGTCCACCAGTAGATAATGTCTGTGAAGCAGCAGCCCATATCGGTTCAATCTTATCGATGAAAGCAGCCTCATCTAATATCAGTAGAGATAGAGCTTCTGACCTACCACTATCTTCACCACTTGACACAGCTTTTACCTGTGAACCATTACTATACCTTAGAGAAAGTTTATTATCCTCTGTACATTTCTGTTTTAACCAAGAGGGTAGATTGGCGTGCATTACTCTTACTTTAGTTACTAAATTCTTAGCAGTATCCTGCTTTGTTGCAATTACTAAAATATTTTTGTCACTATGAAATGTCATCATCCATAGAGAATACCCAGCAGTTAGTGTTGATAATCCTAACTGACGAGCTTTTAGTATAATATTAAACCTATGATCCTCAAAGGTTTGTAATGATTTCTCCTGATACTCATAAAGATGAAAAGGAACTTTACCCTTCATAGGGTGCTGAACCATACAATACTTTTTCATAAAGTATGCAGGATCTTTAGCACACATAAGGTACTGTTTCTTTATTACCTCTTTTAATGGAGCAGGTTTCATTATATCTTTCCTAAAATAAATCCAATACCCAACCAAAGATATTGATTTTCATACCATTTTGGTTGAAGTGTTTTTATAAGTTCTTCATTGGTTTTATCACGTTCTTTTAACAAAGTAATTTGTTTACTTTTAGCCTCAGATAAAACAGATTCTATTTTAGAATACTCTTCTAATTCTAATATTAATTTTTCACTATCAGCAATAGTAACTTTTTGAGATTCTATTAAAGAGTCTGCTTTAGCTAATTTACCTTCCCATTGTGCGTCACGAGCTTTTATCATCTCTAAAGCTTCAGCTTCTGTAAAGGTTGTTTGTGCTAACAAAGGTGTTAGCAGTAAAATCCAAATGTACTTCATCTTATTTACTCTTTGCAAACTTTCGTAAAAAATCTTCTGCGGATTCAACTTCATCATTTTCATAAACTTCCTCCATCTTCTTAGTTTTCTTTTTAGAGTTAGTAAGTTTTCTTTTCATATTACCAATCTCTTTTTTAGAAGCACTTTTGGCTTTTTCTAATTCTTTGATTTGTTTTTCAACTTTCTTCTCTTCTTTTTTGTTTTCGTCAATAACTTTTTTAAGTTCTTTTACTTTTTTATTTTTAGAAGCACCAGCAGCAAAAAGTCCACCAACTAAACCTAAAAGTCCAAGTATTAATTTCCAAATTTTCATTCTTCGTTCTCCAATTTTTCTAAAGCTTCTGTAAATTTTTTGATGGCTTCATCTGCTTCTTTATGAACTTTTTTCATATCAACATCCCACTTTTCTTTTTCTAATTCAGGATAATCTACACCAACATTGTTATAAAATTCTGGACCTTTCATTTCTTTCCATTCTGTTATAGCTTGTATTTGATCTTTTAGAAAAGATATTTTATTTTCTCTTATTTTGTTTTTTTCCCATTCCTCATATTTACCTTGAATACGAAGTTTATTTTCAATTGTTATCTGACAATCAAAACAATGTCCAAGCTTCATATAAAATTTATTATCAAGTTTTTTCTTCATTACTTTTTTACACTTAGGACAAAACCATGGCATTCTGGCTTCTTTCATAATATCACTTAAACGACTTATTTTATCACCAGATTTTTCTTTTTTTCCATCGTACCCAACCATTACTCTTTTTTCAGGTGTTTTTCCTTGAAGTAAATCTCCTAATACCTGATTTTGTCTTTCTGCTTCTTTACTATATCCCATTATAACTCCTATACGAACTTTAACATTCCTAATATTTGATTTGCTGGTGCAAATGCTCCAGTATACTTATACAATTTACCCTTAAACATAAATGTAATACCTTCACTTGGTACAACAGCATCTAACCCACCGATAGCATTTAATCTATCCAACTGAGTTTTTAGTGTATTTAATACTTTTGGATCTTTAGACTTTTTAACTTTATTGATAGCACTAGCTAAATCTTTTTTCATTTTTTGTGCAGCAGCAGATGGATTAGCAGCTATGAAGTCTTTAAGATTAGAAAGTATTTCGGCACCCAATTCAAAGAAAAGAACTTCCCAATCTCTAATATGTTGTTTTTGTAATTTTGCATGATCTGTTTTATCTGTTGTTAAAAACCAATCTAAAAATTCAGGATAGTCTTTTAAATCTTTTCTTATTTGTGGCACTTTATAAGACTTATCAAAAAATGCCCACCTCTTTGTTAGATTCATTAGAATATCATTTGATGGGTTTGGATAGTCTGTCTGTTTAGCACCATTGTAAATGTACTCCATCCAATATGCTTGGTGATAATCAGCTAATGTATCAGTATCGGATAGTGCAAATTCATTTTGTAATTTAGCTAATTTACCTAAAAAGTAATTCTGTTTTTCATCAAAGTTTTTAGACTTCGGTAAGCTAGTTACAAATGGTTTTGTAATACTGTAAGTCTTTTGTATATTTTTATTTATCTGTTTTATCATACCAGCTAACATTCTTGCACTACCTCTTTCTGAACCAATTGGTGAACCATTGGCATCATACTCAATAGTTCCGTGAAACTGTAATAGAGATTTATCATAAGGAACTACATTTGCTGTCTTTGGATATATTACTTCTAAAGACATAAATTTCTTACCTTCTGCAAATATCTTATCTTTTTGTTTATTACTCAATCCACTAATTGCATTTTGTAAATCTTCCATAGCAGATACAAATGCTTTTTCAATGTCACCTCTACCAGCAAACATATTCTTTACACCATTAATATCTAAAGCACCAGCACCGTGGTTTTTAATATGTCCTTTGTTACGAGCTGCGATAAGTTTACCATTTTTCCAACTTATCATTATATTCTGTCCATCAGTTTTTTCTGTAACTACGCCTTCACTACTAAGATTACCTTGTAACGTATTAATAATTAGTGTTTTAAAATCCCCGAATGTCAAATTTTTATTGTCAAAGGGATGATTTAGGTGCCCGTAAGCTCCACCCATAAGTAATAACTCCTTTTCTTTACTTCTTTGTTTTAATTGATTTTTAGAATTAATTTGTTCAAATAAATCTACATCGTAAGAATCTCCACTCGCACCAGCTGAAAATAATGATCCGATTACATTATCAATAGCCGCATCAGTTCCCATCCAATTTACAACTTCCCAACCTAAAGGTTTGACTACATCTGACATCCACTTTTTATATTTGTTAACTGCTTTAGTTGAACCTTTTGCTTGTCCATGATCTAAGTAACTTAGAGCTACAGATGAGTAATGTTTTTCTCCCTTTTTTCTTCGGCTATGTACATCATGTGCTTGTGCTATATTTTTTTCTGGCTTTATCATATCCTCATCCATCATATAATCTATAACTTTCCAACCTGCATCTGAATATAAAGAATCCAGCCATTCCTTAGATACCTTTTTGTAAGCTGCTAACGATTGATAATAAGTTGAAGGACCATCATCTAAATTTCCAGCAGGTGTGCCTGAAGATTCTAATAAAAACTCTTCTATCAATTCATCTGATAATGTGTATGATTCAAACAACTTTTTAAATTTATTAGTCATCATATTATACACACCATCATCAAAATATCCAAATGTTTTTTTAAAAAGTTTTTTTCTTTCACTATCATCAATTTTTGGATTTCCAAGTAAGTTCCTAACCTTAGTTCCACTAATATTACCAGCTTGTGGAGCAGTTAAGATGTATCCATGTTTATCAAAACCTTCCATATCATTTGTATATTTTTGAAAATACTTACCACCCAATCTACCTGCATCTTTTTCACCTACAAGATAAACAACTGCTGTGGTTTCAGGATCATATTTCTTTAATAAATTTTTAGCAACATAAGGAGACTTTTCCATAACAATACGATTTGATGGAACACCCATCTTTGTCATATGACGAACTTTTTCTTTGAAGTTCATAGGATGTCGAGGTGGTTGTTTAATATCAGATGTTGTTATGAAAGCCTCATCAACTCTTTTACTTAACCATTTGTAAGATGCCAGATGACCAGGATGAAATGGTTGAAATCTACCACCAAATACACCAATAACTTTTTTAATGCGTGAATTTTCCACGATAGAATATACGAAATTTTCCATATACGAGTCAAGTGTTTTTTCTAGATCGG